CCATTGCTTGAACGTATCATCAGCAAGAATCGACGCCCAGAATTCTGGACAATCTGTGTCAGCCAGACGCCACTTCTTACTTTCAATTGCACCTGTTGAGCGATCGACTTTTGCGTACCAACCCATGCTTGGCTTGGTTACATGACCAGACTCAAGTGCCATATCCAAAAGACCGCTGTAACGAGAAATACCGCCATCGAAACGAACAGTGACAGGGATACGGGCTTTTTCGCGAACATAACGTGACTTCTCAACATTAATGATAAAGTTGTAACCAACTAGATCCTGACCATCCTTTTCCTGTTGGCGACCAAGGATGTAGATGTTGTCAGCAGAGTAATAGGAACCTGTTCCGCCACCGACAATGTCCTTGGGAAACATACCAATTTCTTTGTAGGTATGATTTACTACGACCATCGGAATGTCCTTTAGGGTGAGGTGAGGGGTCACCATACGGAACAGGGATTTAATTTGCTTGGCACGAGTCATGTCACCAACAGACTTTTGCTCAAGCGCATCCTCAACTTCTTTCTTTGACGCAAGATTGCCGATCGAGTCAATCACAATCATCACGCGATCACCACGTTCAATGTTCTGCAACTGATTCATCACGTCAAACTTTAACTGCTCAACATCAGTCACTGGAGTGTGAACAACACGCTCCATGTCAATGCCAAATGATGTAAAATAGTTTTGTGGTGTGCCAAACTCAGAGTCATAAAACAAAACAACTGACTCTGGGTATTTTTCTTGATAGGCTTTTGCCATCAAAAGACTGAATGCAGTCTTGAAGTGCTTACTCGGACCAGCCCACATGGTGAGACCAGGAGTGAAGCCACCATCAAGATCTCCAGAGAACGCAACATTCACAACAGGAATGTTGGTCTGAATCATATCCTTGGCTGCAAAAAACTTTGAGTTTGCAAGAATAGCAGTGTCTTTAATTGTCGTATTTTTCTTTAACTTTTCAAGTAGGCTCATGGCATTTCTCCACAAAAGGTAGAATTGTAGTATATAACAGATTACTCAAAAAAGCAATCCAGGGACGCAACTTTTTCTGAGTGCCATCCAATTGATGATAGAATAATTTGGAGTGGCTCAACAAATGATTTTTCAAACTGCAAGTCATAATCAATGTACTGCTCAGCACGAAATTGTTTTGGTAGACCAGAAATAAATGCAAGAGTATTGTTATTGAAGATATTTGGTTGCTTCAGATAGACAAACTTGATCTTCTCACCTTCTTGGATCAGTTGAAATTTTCTTGTCAACTTAAATTCTTCCAGATAGTGATTGTACACAAGAGCACCCTTTACATGAATCGGCGTGCCCTTCCTGAAGATACTTGCAGCGTCTGCATATTCACCAAGACCATTGACTGATCGAGGAAAAGAAATGTCCTCAACAGGAAGTTGTTTGAACTCTTGACGGAACTTATCAATAAACTTATGAAGATCATCTTCAGTTTGCGTCATGATTAGGTTGATTGCTTCCTTAATCTTCACGCGGCAAGCAGATGGTGTTGAGGATTTGACAGCCTCAAGACCCATGATCTTGAGTTTTGGTTTGGCATATGCCACACCTTCGCTATCATGCACATTTAGAATATATCGTTTCTTTGCAGTCCAGATTGCTTTGTCTGCAAGAGATTCACGCTTCATCTCCATGCGCTGTTGATACGCATTGACATAGTCTCTCAATTCATCATAGGAAGAATCAATGAATGGTTGTAATTTCTCATCACAGACCTTGTTCATGAACTTGATGACTTTCTTTGTATCTGATACATTTGGATACAATTTGTCAACCAATGGTCCCATGTTCAAATAGATTGAGTCAGTATCTGATGCAATCACATAATCTTTATTTGTTGTCTTGAGCAATTTGTTCATGTACTCATTGATCTTCTTCTCAATCCAACGAATAGACAACTGACCTGCTGTTGTAATGCCTTCGGCGATACGAATATCGAAGAAACGGAAGTATTGATTGCCCAGCGCACCGTAAGCAGAGTTTAGTGTAACTTTCTTTGCCAACTGAAGATTATTGTATCGCGCAACCTGCTTCTCAAGATACTGAACTTGATTCTTATCTTCAAGGACTGTTTCAATTTTCTTTTTGGCTTCAATTGCCAATTTCTTATATCGTGTGCGATCTTTGTACATGGTGTCCATAATCTCAGGAAGCACACCCTGCTCATTCGTTAGGAACAACTGGCTATTTGGTGTCAATGTTACACCAGAGCCTTTCAATGGACTTGTATCAACTTGCTGATGGAGCAACGACTCAACATTGATTTTGTTATTGCTCAAGAAGTTTCTCATTGCTGAGTTATAATTCTTTGGCTCAACAAGAGTTTCCATTGAGATGTTGTACTGCATGATCAAGTGTGGATACAGACTGTTCAAGTCAAATGACGCAACCCACTGATGCATTCCAAGGATCGGATCCTTGACATATGCGCCTTCGTACTGAGAACTCTTGACGCCATGAGACATCTGCGGAATTACAACTTTCTTTTTAAGAAGATAGTTGTAAACAATCGCATCCCACATGCGCACCTGCGTGAACACATCGTCGTAGTTGACCTTGTTGTCATATGCAAGAGTCAATGCCAACTCAATCAACTTCATCTTGTCTTCGAGTTTCTCAACAAGTTCAACGTCTCGAATATTATACTCAATGAATTTCTGATAATCTTGTTTGTACAACTCATGCAGAGTCTCATACTCTGAGTAATCCATCTTACGCTCACCCAATTCAACGTGAGCAATATGATCAAGGCGATAGGATTCTTGTTGTGAGTATGTAAACTTGCGATACAATTCAATGTAATCAAGAGTTGCTACACCATCAAGTTCATAGACTTGATGCTCACGATTCATCACAAATGCTTCTCGTGATGATAGACGATTCCACGGAGAGAGTTTCTTTGCTTCATCCTCTCCAAGGATTTTTGTAATACGATTTACAAGGTATGGGATATCGAAGAACTTGACGTTCCAGCCTGACACTACATCTGGATGGAATCTTGACCAGAAATCAATGAATCTTCGTATAAGGTCTGACTCATCTCGACACTTTGCATAGTGCACGTCGTCACGATGCTTGCTATAATCGCCGACACCAAACACAAAATAATTACCCTTGAGTTTGATAGTGATGGCTGTGATTGATTCGTTGGCTGCTCTTGGTTCAGGGAATCCATTTTCTGATCCAACTTCAATGTCGAGATAAGCGATAGTAATTTTGTTAATATCCCAAAGAATATCATCAGGATAACTATCGGCAATATAAGCATACTCATAGCGATTATTGCCAAAAACAGGGAAATTATCGACACTTTTATACCTCTCTAGAAATTCTCGACACTCTGGAATAGTGCCAGGTTGGATTGGCTTTACATCTTGCCCATCCAATGTTTTGTATTCTGACTTGTCTTGAGACAAAAGGAAAAAGGTCGGACGAAATTCAATCTTTCGTCTGACCCTTTTGTCATTCTCAACACCTCGATAGAGGATATACTTACCTGCTACCGAGATGTTTGTGTAGAAATCGGACATGTTACCCCGTAATCAATTGCTTTGGAGGGACTACAATTCCTGCTCCGAAGATCTCATTATATCCGTTCTTCACTTCATTAGCAACCTCACCCTGCGTGATCAATTTATCTTTACCAATTGTAAATGGACCATCAGCAGCCTGCATCCAAGGAAGAAATCCAAGAGCAGGACCATCTTGCCTTCGTTGCAACATTACAGCAACAGGGTTTTTAAACGTCAATTCAGTTTCCGTTTCCTCTGTAATTTCGACTACTAATTCCTCGCCATTTACGAGTTTGAGTGCTTTGACTGTCATGCTTCACCTTTTTGTAAGAGTTTATAAACGATTTATCTTTTAAAGATTGTGGAGTTCCATTCCTGTAGTAGTTACCATCAAGCATGGTCCAAAGATCTTTTCCAACTTTTAATTGCCAACCATCAAAACTTTTAATCTGTATTTGATTGTTAACAAGAAAATCTTTGAGTTCTGAGAGACTATTCATCGCCAGAAGTTTCAACAGCGTTGCGCTTTAATTTATAAGCAACATGATTTGCATGAGCAGTAATAAAACTATTTTTAAGTCTGCCACGCTCGTGCTCGTCTTTTACCCAACCATTTGTTTCTGCCATTGCAATCATTCGTTTGAAGTGGCGTGGAAGTTTAGCGTTAAAAAAATCACTACGATTAGCCATTTAATAAATCCTCACATTTTTTCCAAAAGTGTTCTTCTTGCCCTGGAACTCGAATTTGGAAATTGTGCCAGAACAAATCACCAATTTCCTCATTTCCATATGTTGTGCCAAGACCATAGTTCGGCAATCCATGTTCTAAAGTCCAGTATGGTCGTCGATCTTGTTCCCAGTCATAACGAAATACATCTCTATCATATCTCTTTGGGGACATCATGTCAACTTGAATACCAACTCTTTCTGATTCGTAAGTATATTCTTCTGCAACATCGCCGCGAGCAGTTTCAAGAGCAGATGGTCGACCCATCTTTATGAAATTCTCTTTGGACAATGCAATAGCAGAAGGTGCAGCAAAGAGATGATTGTTGTTCTGTATGTGTCCAGAACGTTGAGCATTGCCAATTAATACACCATCATGTGCTCGTGAAACATAGTAATCAATTGCATTCTCACTTACTGGAATGCAATCAATATCCAAAAACAAAACATAATCGAACAACATTGTTTTTGGAATTTCCACATTGATTGTCTTTACTGGTTCGCCCATGCAAGTCCAGAAGTAATCCAGAAAAATTCCATGAGGCATCTCACCTTTAATGATGAAATGTGGGAGTTTAGTTCGATTAAATTTCTTCACAACCTCAGATTGTAACTTTACAGTCTTTGGATTGATATTTGGCATGTAGTATGATGCAATACAAGCGTTCATTTTATCCCTTCCTCAAATCTTCAAAAATAAGATTCACGTAGTTTTTGCCAATAAGACGATATTCTTTTTCTTTTAAGAAATCAATAATTGCCATACTTGTGCCAGGAACAATATGTTCACTTGGCTCAATTGTGATAATGTGTGGTCTATGTTTTGTGAAATCAATGTCTTTTAAGATTCTGAGATCCAATCCCTCAACATCAATACTTAATAGTAATGATTCGACATCTAACATTTCTAGAATAGAATTAACTCTAATTGTCTGTACTTTAATCTTTTGAGTAGTGAGTCTATTCTTTTCTACAAATTCTGGTACTGCAGTAGAAAGTTCGTTTTCTGTACTCACATAGAATTCGATTTCTTTTTCATCTGTATCAACAACAGCGGCTTCAATAATCCGATCTCTTGGTCGAAATTTCCGTAAATTCTCAGCAAGTTTAGGATCTGGTTCAACGATAATTCCATTAGCACCAAACTGATTGTAATATAGAAAAGACGCACTGGTACACACAGGGTGATTTCCACCAATTTCAATATAACTTAATTGCAATGAATTAAGTTTATTTCGAAGTATGTATGCTTCTAAAGTCTTACGAATAAAGATATCTTCATAGCATTGACTATACGTTTCATCCAACCATGCTGGAATAGTTGGATTTGGCATTCTATGTTTACGAATTTGATCGTAAACAAATGGATTAACTATTCTTTGCATGTGCCACCTGATCTGTATATTCTTTTTGCTTGATGATGTAATCTGGCATTATTTCTAAAAGGTAAGTCCTAGCGCACATGGCACCAAGCAATTCGCTGAATAAATCAATTAAATTATTTTGTGTTAGTTTGCCTATTTCTTCTCTTAAGAATGGTTTGTAATTTTCAATAGTTTTAATTGCTGTTTCAATCGGCAAATGGATGTAGTGTAGTAAACGTTCGTCAATTTCGTTCGCGCCATATTCAGCACAAATCACACCATTGTGATCTCTGAGGGAAGAAAGGACTCCATGATCCGCACAATTAAAAACTTCAACCATCTCATTCGACTTTCCGATTACACTCTTTTGTGTCAGATAGGTGAATGTATTTGGGATAATTGGTTTTGTTTGAGAATAATGCGTCACATCAGCATAAATCACAATCTCAATTGGAAATGGGTAGAGAGCACAAATCTTTTCCCAAGTCGCTCCTGTGCTTGATATATCAACAAGGATTGAATTAGGTGGCATATGACTCTTTAGGTAATTTATTGATTCAGTTGGTTGAGCATAAGCAACTTTCCGAGAAAAGGGAATGTAGTATGCGTTTGTGTAGACTGCATTGTATAGTTTATAAAGTAATTGGCAATCCCTACCAAGAAAGACCAAATTTTTGTCTCCGTGTTTACGATGTAGCATTTCACAAACAGTTAGCAACCATGGTAAGTTTACTTGATTGCTCACATCAACATATTCAATTTTATCCTTGGGGATATCGTTCATGCTTAATCTAACTTCTCTCAATAAACAACCCAAGTATCCAAGCCCTGCTTTAAAGAAAAGATTTTCTATCTTCGTAGATAAAACAGAATCTTTATAGAGTTCAGTCTCAATGTTCTGTTCCTTTGCATTTGCAATATCTGATCTTTCGTTGTCTCCACAATGAACACTTATCCCAAGATCTTTAACTCGCTGCCAAATAGTTCCAATACTTTTATCTCTGTTTGACTGGTAGATTGTGACTTGTGTTTTAAGTCCTGCATTGCGTACAAGTTCCAGTATGTCAGCACCAGAAAGATACATATCAGAAATTAAAAGATCACCAGTGCTAACTCTGTTCATGTTTACAGGTAAAGCAAAGGTGTGTTCTTTCTCAAGATCAATCTCCATCCTATACAAAGAATGAATTTGATCTTTTGAGATCACTCCACTTGTTGCAAGTGTTTCATAGATTTCTAGAAGTGATCTGGTGCCATTGTCGGCAGACTTTCTGGCTGATACAAACCCTTTTAAATTGGTATTTTTTTCAATTGTGCGTAAGACAAAATCATTGTTGATAAATCTTCGAGCAATTAACGTATCAAAAACATCCCAACTTCTTATTTTCTTTTCCATGGAAGTTTACCTTTATGAAACTCTTTCATTTTTTTATTGCCCTCAATGAAAAATTCTTTTTTGACTGAGATGCCAGTGCTACCAACTCTATATCTTACCGTATATTTCCTATTGGTGTCAAACTTTAATTTGTTTTGTTCGTGCATGAGAACTGCAGTCAATGCGCGATCGACTTCCATAACACCTGGCTCTCTCGCTTTACGATTCCAGATTGGTGAAACAGAGACTGCAATATCTTTTCTAAGAAAGAAACAATTCACATCAACGAAATGATCATTGAGCACTGACTTCCATTTACCAAGACTCTCACAATCATCATTACAGATGACATTATCATTATCATCAACAATCTTTCGGAGAGAGTATGCCCAGTCGAGTTTATTTTCTGTCACAAGTTTTACAAGACTTTCAACATGATTTGGTTCGATTGAATTGTCGTCATCGAGCCAAAAGACAAAATCACCATTTGCAAGATATGTGAATGCTCCATAGATTCGATGCCCATTGAATCTATCTTTACCTGTTGAGTATGGAAGAACAATCAAATTTTCTTGAGGATTATTTGCGGGGAATTCAACTGCAGTTAAGATTTCATCTGCATTGTTCCAATGTTCTTTCCCATCAATAACAACGATGTGCTCTATATTTTTGTATGTTTGATTGCGAACAGATTCTATACAATTGGCGAGTTGTGGTTTGCCAATTGTTGCAGTGATAATTGAGACTTTCATTGACTTCTCTTTTTACAAAATTCAATCACAGATGGGTCGTTTTTCTGATCTCGATATGGAGCATAGAGTGCTCTTTTTCTAGATTCTGCCTTACTGTTTATATATGTGCAGTAATATGTTGCAAGGCTTTTTCTTGAGACGTTTTCTGGGCAGGTGAGTGCTTCTGGCAATCCATGCCAAGAATTTTGAGTTGTGTCAAATATGACCGCACGATTAAACTTGTTCTCAATTTTTGTGACGCATTCTTTCGGTTCCTCAGTTTCAGAGTCATGGCTCCACAATTCTAGACCACCACCCCATGATGTATCCCAATCTGGTGTCATGTAAATGATGAGATTATAATTTCTCATCAATGGAAGTTTAGGGTGTAAAGAATAGTCTTTGTGAATGTTTAGTTTACCACCGCGATTGTGAGAATGCATTCCACCACCATGCAAACCATAATCTGGAATAACAATTGAAGAACAAGTAATCTGGCTTAAAATGCTTGCAAACTCGTGACTGCAAAGATAAAACAGCGCGGAATAAATTGGTGCTGGAAATTTATCCCAATGCGAACAGGCTTTTTTCTTTTCTACAGGATTGTCGTATGATACCGTCCATGCAGGATCATCATGTGTTGGAAAACTGCTGGCTATTTTAGCAGCAGTTTCATCGGTAAAAAAATTATCAATCACTACATGACTGAATGGTTCGGCTGTTCTAAATTTGTTTCGCAGTGGAACATGACTTAGGATGTTTATCATTATTAGTCCCAAAGATTTTCATAGTATTTCCCAAACAAACGGAAAGCGTTTTTCTTGCGCACATGATATGCTTTCATCTTTTCCATATCATAAACTGGCTCGACAAGAGTTACCATTTCGCTCCAATCTTCACCTTCTTTTTGTACCCACTTGTACTTGCCTTTCTTGATGCAGAAGTTTGGGTCGCGATCTCGAGCAAGTTCACCAAACGCCCAGATCATTTCTTTCATGATCCAATCCCAACGCTTGAAGTGGAACTCGTCAGTATCCCATTCATTCTTCTTTGGTTTGGCATTAGTGGAACGGAGATGCTCAGGAACATCTTCATCATCAGTGTATGGTGCACCATGATTGGTCTTGAGCAACTGCTTGAGCATTGGATAGACGATGAGTGCAAGTGTGCGATCCATGGACCAAGTATCCCATGGATCAATTCTTACAGAGACTTTTTGCTCGCCTTTCTTTGGATATTTTCCGATAGAGATCTTCATAAAAACATCACTCTCAATATTCCAGCAAACAAAATAACACCAATCACACCATTCAAAACCATCAATGCGCGGTCGTTCCATTTAAATCCAACATAGAACCAACCAACGGCACCGATCCAACTGCATACTATATCTAGCCACTGAAGTTGTGACACTCCACTGGCGCGAATTGTAATGCCAACAAGTACGATGATACTGGCAGTCCATTTGACATACCAAGTAACATCGTACTTTGGTGTGACTGAATTTATCTTTGTCACTTTTTCTTTCGTCGCGCCTGTCTCTTTTTAGAACCTAACTTTGCACGACCTTTTCCAAATCCTTTAGTTCCAGTTTTGGCTGGCATAAATCACCTTACATATCGTCTTCAGAAGTACCATTAAGTCCAAGTTCAAAACCATCAAAAAGATCTTTTTGCGCTTGTACAAATTTTTGATTTTTTACTGTGTTAAGCAATGAATATCGCTCGCGATTAAATTGCTCAAAGATTCGAAATAGTTTCTCGAACCTGATATTATATAGTTGCTCAAGACCAATGAGCACATTACTAATCTGGTCTTTTGAGAGATTACCCTCAAGGATTTCTTCGCTCAAGTCTTTCAGATCACTGGTAATATTCCAGCAAGACATAATCTGCTGTTCATAATCAAATTGATCGTAACTCATATTAACCTCTACGCATTCTAGAAATATCTTTCATCTGCTCTTCGTCAATCACAGGCACTGCGTTGCTCTTATGCATTGTCGCAATACCTTTGACAAGAGTCCCTGTATACTTCAGACTCTCGCGCTTTTCAGTATATGCAAGATTGGTGTCGAGCGACTTCAACGAACGAGCAACATCAGCACCAACTCGAGGACTATACTGTAACCTCGGCAATTCCTCAATTCCGAGAATTGCAGTGCTTCGGTTATACTTCTTTGCAACTACACCCTTTGCTTTACGCTTCTTCTTTGGCTTGAATCGAGCAGCGCAATAGATCATCATACAGTTACAGGATACTTCTCAGAGTGATATTGATAGAATCGAGCAATCTCGCCGATCTTCTGGCGAACAGCATATGGCATGCTGTCAACATATGCGCTATCAAGTGCAATCAATTCTCTAGAAAGACGGCGCATTTCACGAACTTCTTCAGTTGTGCCGAGTGGCATCACTTCAAAATCACCATCAGACATTGTTCTTCTCCGTCGAACGCTTCCATCGTAAGTAATCAACAAGGTGCCATGAAACATAATACAAAAGTGCAGTGTTGAATGTAATCATTGCAAGCAATAAGTATAACATTAGACTTTCTCCACAAGTTTAGACAAAGTGTGATCAGCAATCTTCGCGCGAATCATCGAGGGAATATCGCTGTATGGATCCTCAAGAAAATAAGAACAACCATCTCTCCAACTATCATACTTCACAAACCTAGCAAAATCAAGCATGTGTTTCGGATTGCTAGGGTCAAACGAGACTCTTGCTCTTGGAGCAAGCACAGAACGTCGATATTCATTCGTCATTTTTAGGTTCCTCTGCAAGATCATCGATGACTTCGAATCCCAATTCGATCAGACGATCCTCAACATATTTTGGTCGCACACCACGCAACTCTTCTTCTGTGAAGATAACAACAGCGCAACCCATTGCTTCAAGTTCACGACCCAACTCAACAATTCTTGCCATGTCAGTCATTAGTAATGCTCCGCATTGTAGTCAGCATCGTTCGGCTCAAACGTTAGATCATCATATGACACCATGTCAGTATCTGACTCATCATAGTCTAGATCGCCGCGCTCATAAGCAGCAAGCACATCATGAACTTGAGTGAGCGGCAGACCAAGAGACTTTGCAATCTCTACTTCTTTCATACCATCACTGTGATACATGTCAATGATGTCAATTTCTAAATCTTTGAAATATCCCATTAGAACGGCACTCCTTCGGGTAACGGAATCTGATTCAACTCAGACTGATACTTGCGATCACCAATAACCAAAAGCAGATTGCGAGCACGTTCAAGTTTCTCAGCAAGATCATAAGAATCCTTCGCGCTCAGATCATACTGCGTCATCGTGTTTGCAAGAACATGATCAGCAGCATTCACCAAATCAATCGCTTCACTCAATAATGTTTCAGTTTGCTTTTTCATAACATATTTCCTGTGCGATGAAACACGGCAAATCCCAATACTTGAATGACAAAGGTATACTGTTCCTTGTCAAACCATTCATAACGGCGGACTTGAACGACAGCAAATTCATTGATCATGATGGCAAAGTAGTCGTGCCACCGTACATGATTCTTAAATTCGTTGTAATTTTGCAATTTAAACATTTTGCATTTCCTATTAGGCAACCACCTGCACGCGAGGCTCAGCATTTTTCTCTTCCGCGAGATCATCGAAGAAATGACATCCAGGGAGCGGAGCAGAGAAGTTGATAGGAAGACTCTGTTCGTTGAACGCGACACCTTCCCACACACGCTTAACTGTGCGAGCGCGGAACGTGTTATCCTCTGACGAGACAGAAGTCACGACGCCGACAAAGAAGCAGTTGCTGATACCAACGAAGTCAAGACTCTTGACGACGTCACCAACTTTTATTTCGATTTCATATTTCATAAGACTATTATAACATTTCCTAGCGTAAAACGCAACAGGAAAAAGTCGAATAAAATCAATAACTTACGAGCACCTCTCGAAAGGCTTCTTTCGCCTCCTCGAAAGATGTGTTTTCGAGGGGGATTTTGTTCCCAGTCGAGCGACACTCGATCTCGTACCTGTAATTCCCTGTGTGCCAGAGCACGTGATATGCGCCGAACTTGTCTTTCTGACCTTCTATAAAGTGATAATGTTTCATACAACAATTATCGTATGAAATAGAGGAAAATACAACAGAAAAAACTCTTGTAAAATCAATAACTTACGTGCTCCCCGAGAGACCGAGGAGAGAGCCGAGAGAGCGGTCCTAGAATGGGGGTTCCCCTAGTTCTGGGGGAAGGTCGAAATAGCGTATTCGAACTCCTGCTTCACGCAGCATGGTTTCGGCGTGTTCGATCGAGTAATGCTTGCCAGCACCAACGCCAGTCCATGGTCGGTTTGGTCCGATGACTTCCTTGATGCCTGCTTGAATCAATGCGCGTGTGCAATCAGCGCATGGCTTTGGCTCCCAGTTTAGATATGCGCGTGAGTTGTTGAGTGAAACACCAACACGAGCAGCATTGAAGATTGCGTTGCGTTCAGCATGTTCAACCCAGTGATACTTTTCTGGACGCTTCCAGCGATCTTTCCAATCTTCTTCAATGCCGCGAGGAAAGCCATTGAACCCAGTACTAAGAATCACATTATCATCATTGACAATAATGCAACCAACCTTAGTACTGGGATCTTTGCTCTTCTGAGCGATCAGAGTAGCCTGTAAGATAAACAATTCATCCCACGATAGTTCATCACGAATCATAATATAGTCTCAATGGTTATTTGATTGCAATCTTACGTGGCTTCTGTTCTTCAGGAACAACATTCTCTAATTGAATAGAAAGAATGCCATCTGCAAGAGCAGCATCACGAACCACAACTGTATCAGAAAGAACAAATTGGCGAGAGAACTGACGTCCAGCAATACCCTTTACAAGATAGTTGCGTTCATCAGTTTCTGCTTTTTTGCCTTTGACCTTGAGAGAGTTTCTCTCAGAAGTGATTTCAATCTCATCTTGTTTGTACCCAGCAACTGCAAGTTCAACAGTGAAATTATAGTCATCGTGTTTGATGACATTCACTGGTGGAAATGCGTTTTGTGTTGCTGTTAGTAGATGAGCCGCATTGTCAAGAGCAGCGAACGAATTCTCGAAACCAAGTGCTGTTGGTAGAAGACGATCGAAGTATGCGGATGTGAGTGCAGTGATATTAGTCATTTTGTAACTCCTTTAATAAGCAAGTTTATAGAAATGGACCCCAAATGGGCATCCACTTCTATTTATACACCAGTTGATCCAAATCCGCTAGATCTTTCTGAATGTTTTTCTGGGCGAGATGTAAGTGTAATAAAATGTACATTTGGTACATTACATACAACCTCAGCCTGAGCAATGCGATCACCATTCTTGATCGTCTGTCCCATCTCAGAGATATTCGTCATCAATACGAAGATTTCTTCTTGATAGTCAACATCAACAATCCCTTCGCTATTTGCAAGAACCAGTCCTCGCTTGAGCGATAGACCAGATCTTGGGTGTAGACGAATGCTATAACTTCCAAGCGAAGTTTTTTCTTGAAGAATATCTGTAAACTTTTCAACAGTAAGATATTGCTCAATCTTACAGATCAGTCCAGTTGGAATTAACAAACGATCTCCTGGATAGATTGAGATCTCTCCATGATTGTTAATTAATTGTGAGATTGGATTGTTATACTTATCGTAGCCTTTGACATGAGTGTCAGAAGGTTGAAAAGAAAGATCAAAACAATTTGAAAGAGACGTTCCGTAAGTTGGCATCTCAAAATCATCACGAACTCTATAAATGTTCAATGCAATCACAAATTATGCCTCTTTCTTTTTCTTTCCAATTGTATACTTAGAAACCAATTGCCACTGACTCTTATCCTTGAATGGAAGAATCTTAATCTGCGAAAGTGGCGCAACATTGTCTTTTGTTTTATCTGGACTTACAAGTTTCACAAGACCCCATTCTGCCATTAGATTCGCGATTGTGTTTCTTCGCTGTAAATCGTTTTCAGAAATGTTGCTTGGCTTACCATCCAATTCAAAAAGTTCTTTAAAATGAACGATGTAATACTTTCCTTGTTTGTGGAGGATATGGCAGCTTTGATAAAGAATGTTATCGTTCTTTGCCGCGACTCCGATACGAGTTAGAGTTTCTCGCACCTTTAAGAAATCATCCTGTTTATCAAGTGTAACTTCAATCAATTTTTCAACGCTCATGTTATCATCCTTTGAATAATTTTTTTCTTAACATAGCGATTTGTTCATCATTAAGTATCTTTAAAGCCTCTGCAGCCTTTGAATCTGAATAGCCATAATACTCTTTGATTACGTCCAAATCATTGTTTTCTGCCTTTTTAAACCATTTTGAGTATGGTCTTTTTGAGGCTCGAACAATATTTAGGAGAAAGTCATACTTCATCTTATTATCAAGGCTAGAGAAACGATTCATCTCGTTGGCAAATAGAATCGTATCTCGGTGATACGAGAGCGCACGATTCACCATGAATGCAGGGTAGGATCGTTCGTCTTGATCTGTGAGAAGAGCGTACTGCTTTGTCTGAAGAATCGAGGGAATCAGTTCTTTAAATAGATCAGCCATTTGAGTGCTCTAATAGAAGATTATAATTCATACAGTATTCATTATGGAAGTTTTGATCATCCGCAGCGATTGCATACTTCGTACCAGAAGTCTTCTTGTACCAGTATTCCATCAAATGATCAATCGGAATTACCCAATAAATCAGTTCTTTTGACTTTAACTTGTCGCGGTAAGATCGTTCTGTAACTACTGCACATACAATAAATTGAACGTTTTCTTTACAGTAATAAAGGGCAGTATGTTCTGGCAAGTCAAATACCCACGAATTTTTTTTAGTTTTTGCTTTATTACCTTTTCTATTAATACCATTTGAGTTAAAACATGAACTTGTTTTGATTTGAGCACGTATTGTTTTATTCGTCTTTGGGTTAAAGATGGTATAGTCATATGGAACTTTATACTGCGTGACATCTGTTATAATTAGTCCAGATCGTTCATACAGATCAAGTTGAATTGATTTTATTGTGAGTGATTCGCGCATTTCTCCAGCAAGATCACTTGTTGGTTTTTTTGTTTCCTTAAAACGAAATTTTTGTCCAATTTCAATTGGACCCAATTGTTCTTCAATCGCAGTCATCATATAAATTTACACTCTGCCATTAGTTCAGTAAGACATGCAGTTAGATTCAGTTCTTGATCACCAACAAAGGCTGATTGGTATTGATACCTTGCCAGAATTACAACAGCATTTGGAATTGTGGATTTATCCATCACATCATAGAGACTATCATAAACTCTACGATACATTCTTGACGGATCTTCAACGCCATTCTCTGCAACCCACTTTCGCATTGAACCAAAGTTCTGATCCTTGAGTGCAGTTACAAGTTCAGTGATTGAAACATCAGTCAAACTTGTTAAGATACCAGCATCAATCTTACCACTGACAGAATATCGCTGAAGTTCATTCAACACTCGACGATAGTCAGGGAAATGTTTTTTGACAACTTCAGCAAGGACTGCTTTGTCATATGGGATCTTCTCAGCAGTGAGAATCTCCGCAGTGCGCTTCATAAATGCCATTGCCATCTTTGGCTTATCTTCTTTGCGCAGTTTGAATTCAATTACAGCGCATCGAGAATGCAATGGTTCAATGATGCGGCTCTTATAATTGCAAGTCATGATGAACGTACAATTAAGAGCAAACTCCTCCATTGCAGCGCGCATGGCTGGCTGAGTGGAGTTTGGATTTAGATAGTCTGCCTCATCGATGATGATAACCTTCTTTGTTCCTGTGAAGGACATTGAGGAAGCATAGTTTTTAATTTTGGTGCGGAATGTATCAATACCAGATTCATCTGATCCGTTTACGAACAAGTAATCGCAACCAACCTGCTCACAAAGTGCTTTTGCAATTGTTGTTTTACCAACACCTGCGCCACCACAAAGAAGCAAATGCGGAATCTCTTTTCGATCCACATACGATTGGAAAGTAGATTTAAATTCGTCAGGAAGGATACAGTCAGCAACAGTCCGCGGTCGATACTTCTCAACCCAGAGCAAGTCATTCATAATAAAAATTCCTCACAATTATTCAGTTACTATCTTACGCCATTTCCCATTAATTTTCAAGTACAATTCACCATCAGGACCAACATTCATTCCAACAGCAACTTCCTTTCTTGTTCCAGGAACATATCGTGGTTCATGTACGAACATATGGTTTGAAGGTGATGCTGGATCTGGAAGTCTTTGACCATAAGTTTGATGAAATTGTATATTGCTCAGAGTCTTATCGAGTTTCTTTACACACTCTGTTTTTTCAGGATCTGGTAAAACGGCTGCAGCGGCAACAATGCCACCGCCAGCCACGCCACCAGCAAGACCAAGATACTTGAAGAAATTACGTCTTGTTGCCATTGTTCTTTCTCTTCAACCATTCATTGTAACCTACCTCAGCACCCATAGAAATTAGGATACCATAGATTCCGTAACTGGAATCCCAACCAACAAAAGTGGAGGCAATTGTATAGACAGCAAATGCTATGATCAGCACTGCGAAAAAAATATCTTTCATAATAACCTCAAAGAGAAGATGGGGTGGGGAAGGTGAACTCCCACAGCGAGCAGTCTGGCGGATTGTGCCGTCAACAAAGAACGTTGCACCCCAACAGACTTATTTAGCCACCGTTTCGTAGATCTCCACGAAGTCGTTCTGGCTTGCAACTTCTTCTTCAAAGTTGCGCTTGTGATAAGTCTTCGCCAGTTTACGAGAGAGTTTCTTTGGAAGTTCGAACTCATCCTGCATTCTTTGCAGAATATCTTTGATGAGGTCTCGTTCTGCTTCAATGCGCGTGAGCGAGTTTGAAATCTCTTGGAGACATCCCAGAATCTTTACTTTGTCACCATCTTTAATAGTCATGATCACTCCTCAAAAGAAGAATCTGCAACATCAACAGCAATGAAATATGACAGATTGATTGTCTTGTGTTTGAACTTGGAGATGCCTCGCTTTGATACAGAAACCTCATAATCGCCATCAAGCAACTTGAAGTGCTCTGCTTTCATCACAACGCGGAACTTCTTACCGTCGCCAGTTCCAATCTCAATCTTGGAATGATCTGCTGCATTGTTCTTGACATCTGTCGCAATAAAGTTTACAACAGCACCGTCGCTCTCAAACACAAAGTTTGGCAATCCAGAGATGCTGGCAGACTTACGCATCCAATCAAGATCAGCATGCGAAAGAACAAACGAGCAATCTGCTTCTGTGATAGAGATACTCTTTGCAGGTGGCTTGGTCAGCAATTCTGGTGCACAATAATGAATATAGTCTCGCTTGCGGTCAGCCTGAATGTTGATGCGATCTACATCGAAAGAAAGATCAGCATCCTTATAAAGAGAAAGTTTTGCAAGGAGTTTTGTCAGATCATAGATGCAAAAATCCTTTTCGAATGTTTCATCAAGAACTGCTTCTGCGAAGATTGTCTTACCTGCAGAAATTGTACGGAGCGTATTACCCTGTTTGAATTCAATACTCTGGTTGATACCAGAGAAGTTTTTCAAGATGTTCAACGTATTATCAGAAAGTTTCATAATTAACGACCTCATTTGCCTCAACACGATTATTATAGATCGAATCGACTATATTGTCAACTCGAATTTTCAACTCATCCAATGTACAATTATTGTCCATTACAATATCATAGTTAGATCCAATCCAAGCCCATTCTGAATAATGAACTTCTGGATATGCATTGCGCATTACTTCTTGTTGAAGACGTCCCAGATTGCAGTCTCGAGCAAGATCATACCACTCAGGATCAGGACCACGACGAACGCGAATAACACGTCCCCCAGAATCTCGAATAGCCTTGATCTCATTTGGGAATCTCACATCAGCAATAACATAATATTGACTAGGTTTGCATCGCCTTAACACAGTATGGACCCAGAGGTCAGGGTGAAATACATCACGACCTGCCTCTGTGCCCATTAGCTGGAGTGCTAATCTTGGTGAAAATTCGCGACCAAGTTTTTCTGACCACCACTCATCTTTTTGCTCGCGCCATGCTCGCGATTCTAAAGAATCGCCTTCAAGCAAACCACGATTCCAACCAAAGATTACAGCGCAGGCATCCTTGACGCTATTTGCAAAACTTTCTTTAATGAAAGCATGCCGCTCAACCAAGAGATCTGCGACTGTACCTTTCCCTGCTCCAATGAAGCCTACTAGACCAATAATCATATGAAATTATAGAGATCCGACGAAATTTGCAACGGCTGGCATATCACCATGGAAAGCATACGTTCCGATGTGATGTGTGCGCATCCAAGGACACAACCAGATCTTACCACCCATGTTACGCCACCACTGGCAGAACATATAGTCTTCGGAGAGATAACGATCTGATCCCTTGCCGCCATTTGCCTTACTGTCAATTACAGTATCAAAGTAAGCGTGAATGTAACGCGATCCATCGAAGTTGGCTTGACCAACATGATCTGGTTTGTAACGAAGATTTGGATACTGTTTCTCAAACTTCTCAAATACTTCTCGATTGATAAGCATAAAGCCAGTTCCAATTTCTAGAACTTCAATCGGCTCAGCAACACTAAACTTCTCAGTTCCAGGAACAGGATTAAACACGAAGTCACCAGCAACTTTTTCAAGTTCAGATGGTGGAATATCTGGATTGCGTGCAACAGCATCTTTAATTGCACCCCACTTGATCGACTTCTTTGGGTATGGTCCGCCGATAACTTCCTTGTCAAGAGCAAGGAGCGCAATCACATCACGAGGATCGAAATGAATGTCGGCGTCAATGAAAAGCATATGAGTGAATCCTTCCGCGCGAAGAAACTCATCAACAAGATAATTGCGCGCTCGTGTAATTAGTGATTCATTGAAGATGAAAGAATATCGAACTTCAATGCCATAATTTGAGCAGAGAGTCTGTAAGTCAAGACACGACTTCACAAACATACCATGCGCCATACCACCAT